AATAGTATACCTGAAACTAGGTATAAAGTCAAATCAATTATGTCCTTCACGATGTGCAACCATCCAAGGACCCTAACCCTACCAAGGAGAGTCAGCATGACTACTTATTCAATACCGCCCACCGTAATATACGTAAAACAACATCCAGTGACAGGTCTCAAGTATGTCGGTAAAACCACTAGAGATCCATTCAAATATAAGGGATCTGGTACAGACTGGAAACTGCACCTCAAAGAGTATGGATCAGAACATATAATAACTACCATTGTATTTGGACCCTGCGAGGATTCTGAGGTCATATCAAAATGGGCAATAGAATTTTCAATAAAAAATAATATAGTCGAATCCAAAGACTACGCAAATCGCAAGGTAGAAAACGGATTAGATGGTGCTCCCAAAGGGAACTCTGGTCCAAATAAAGGTAAACTTGGCAAAACTCGTTCTGTGGAATCTAAACAACTAATGTCCACTTCTCAGAAAACAACTCCAAATCATTCCACCAGGGGTAAAAAAAGGCCAGAGCACGCATTACGAATGTCCGGCAAAAATAACCCCATGTGTGGAACAATATCTCCATTTAGAGGTAAGAAACACAAAATAGTTCAGTGCCCCCACTGCTTAAAAACTGGTGGTGAACCTCAGATGATTCAATGGCATTTTGATAAATGTAAATTGAAACCATGAGTAACCCCAGTTCTGTTACCTTGGAATGTTATTCTACTTCATCTTCATCATCCGGCACAATAAACATCTTGCCTGGATAAAGTTTATCTAAAATATCATGCATTTCCTCATGAGTCTTTGCCTGCGCATAGAATTTATCGTCCAGTGCTCCATATAGATATATCGTGTCACCATGCGTTTCCATATAACAAACAACGATATTATCCGATTTCATTTCTGGAGTTATTCCATGCTCCTCAAGCAGTCTTTCGACTGTTTTCTTTGCTGCATACTCTCTCAAATACCAACCCATAATAATAAGCAAAATTATTAGAGAAAGATCTACCAATATATTTTGCGCTTCCATAATCTTTCCTATTCTGAAGTTTTATTTCTTATAAATAATAGTATACCTGAAACTAGGTATAAAGTCAAATCAATTATGTCCTTCACGATGTGCAACCATCCAAGGACCCTAACCCTACCAAGGAGAGTCAGCATGACTACTTATATAATTCCACCAACAGTTCTATACATCAAGCAGCACTCAATCACAAAGAAAAAATATTTCGGTAAAACTACTCAAGATATACTCAAATATAATGGATCTGGTAAATACTGGACAGATCATATCAAAAAGCACGGTAAAGAACACGTTGTAACTAGATATGTATCTAAACCATATACAGATTCTGATACCATATCAAATCGTGCTCTAGCATTTTCTATAAGACACAATATAGTCGAATCCAAAGATTGGGCCAACATAAAACCAGAAAATGGACTAGATGGTGGTGCCACTATGAAAGGCAAAACTCATTCTGCTGAATCCAAACAGAAAATATCAGATGCTAAGAAAGGTAGAACTCATTCCGATGAATCCAAACAGAAAATGTCTGGTTCTCAGAAAGGTAGAACTCATTCTACAGAAACTAAACAGAAAATGTCTGGTTCTCAGAAGGGCAAAACTCATTCTATAAAATCCAAACAGAAAATGTCTAATGTCAAGAAAGGTAAACCTCATTCTACAGAAACTAAACAGAAAATGTCTGATGTTAAGATTGGCGTTCCGCAACTAAAAATTACCTGCCCACATTGTGGTAAAACTGGTGGTAATGTTATGAGACGTTACCATTTCGATAATTGCAAATCGAAAAACAATCTCACCGGAAGGAACATGATCTCATTATCTCCGTCATCGCTGCCATAATATTCAACTCGTGGTCAGCAACGAAAGCAGCCCTGTGCTGATAGTCAGCAAGAATTAGAACCAACTCAGGAGTACTCTTTGCTTCCAGATAATCCGTGGTCTTATCGTATAACAGATGAAACAAGTGAGTTGAATCCATATCTGAATTCTTTGCGACCCACTTGCGAACTCCATTGAATGACTTTTCCTTCAGTAAGGTCATCAACTCTTTTATAGAGTCATCAGACATACTTATAAGGATTCCAGAATCAATGGTGCCAGATACAGAATATCTTTGCAGTTCATTCAGTATTCTACGATAGTCCGGGAAGTGCATTGTTATCAACTCTGCAACAACCTTTGGATCAAATGCAATCTGCTCCTGCTTCAGTATCTGAGACACCCGTTTGAAGAACCCAGCAGCAATGATCTGCTTATCTTTATTATCTATCTTGAAATCGATCACAGAACATCTACTATGCAGCGCAGCGATGATTCTGTTTTTGAAATTACAAGTGAAGATAAATCGGCAGTTGTTGCTGAATTCTTCAATGAACCCACGAAGTGCTGGTTGTACTGATTCTGCGGACATGAAATCACTTTCATCGAGTATAACTACTTTCTTTGAATCCGTCAATGAAACTGTTGAAGCAAATCCCTTGATCTTCACTCGGAGAGTATCAATCAATCGACCTTCGTCGGATCCATTTATCAATATATACTCAGCCCCAATTTCGTTGCAGAGTGCTTTTGCAACTGTAGTCTTTCCGACGCCTGAAGTGCCAGTGAACATTAGAGTTGGTAATTCACCTGCCGCAACGAATTGCTGAAGAGTATCCTTGAGTGCTACAGGTAAAATACATTCACTAATTGTTTGTGGACGATATTTTTCGCACCACAAGAATTGATCATCACGAATATCAATCATCAGATAGTTTCCTCTAAACTTGGAGTCGTATTGTTCACCTTTGGACGTACTCTACCATTAGTTGCTAAGTAACAATCGGCATGATATGGTCTAACGTGATTTGCATGTTTTCTGTTTTTAGGTGATTCTTTATATGCCTCTGCTAAGAATCCAATTTGTTTACAGACCTTACAAACAAATGACGTTAGATTTTTGGTGCCATATATAGTCTGATTGAATTCATCCTCCACTATACCTCTCCACAATCTTGGTGCTTTACCATTCAATTTAACCATAATATATCCATAATGTAAAGTGTAGTTTAGATAACGCTATCTATTTCAACCGACATAATATAAAACAAGTCAGAATTCTTAGACATGAATTTAGACCTCTTACTGGTTTTGGCAGCATTACTACCAATTAGCACTGAATAGTTACCTGGAATGAACTTGAAATTCTCGACCTTAAGATTGATTTTGAAAGTCAACTTAGTGTCACCAATAACTGTGTCATAAGAATTTGCAGTTGCATTTTTCTTATCGGAAACAACCACTCTAATTTCAGAACCATCTCCAATGAAACTAACATCAGGTGCTGACAGGATAGATGAAGTCTTGATGATATTTGCCAACATATTTTCCGACAAATCAAACTGAATTTCTGGATTTGGTGGCATGGTAATTTCCTTGGTTGGAACTGTAAGGATTGCAGCATTTGCGGCAAAGTACTTAATTGATCCACCTTCGGTCATTGATACAAACTTATCCGTAAACTGTAGTTCTGGGTCTTGGAACAAACTGTATGCCGATAGAAATGCATTCAGATCATAGATAGCAAAATCCAGGGGAAACTTTTCTGCGGCAGTAACTTCAGCAAAAATTGCCTTTTGTCCACCGATAGTTGATAACTTGTTGCCAGACTTGATTAGAAGATTGGTATTGATTGAAGCAAAATTCTTCAGGATACCAACCGTTGTTTTACTTAGTTTCATATGTTTCTCCATTAATTATTAGTAACATTGCTAGTATACCTCATATTTGATTATGAGTAAAATTTAGTTCTCCTTGGAATACTTGACATCATGTTCATACAGAAATGCTATGTTGCATAGAGCATGGGCAAGATGATTTTTATTTGTCTCAGGATCATTCTGCTCCCCTTCCAACCATGCCCAAAGATGTCTCTGTGCGGCATCATAGTATCTGCGTTTAGCATCAGGTACCTTGATCCAATTATTTGGTTCGTACTTTTGTGCACCATAGGTCAGAATTTCAACCATAGATTTTAGTGCTAGAGGTGGAACCAAACCATACTGTAACTTGTCTCCATCAAACTTACGACCACCAGTAGTGGCAGTCTGGGAGGACTTTACAATATCATTCAGAGTTTTGTTGAT